AACGCCTTCCGATAGAGGTAGAGGTGGTGGAGGTGGAGCTGGAGGATATAGAGAATCTTCTGGAACTGCGTCAGGATCTTATACAGTTTCTCCATTAGCAAGCGGTGTTTCAGCTATATCTGTTTCAGCAACAGGATATCCAATTGATGTAGGTGGAGGTAATGCTACTGGTACTCCTCCCGGTACAGGTAGTAATTCAACTTTTTCAATCATTACATCAAATGGTGGTGGTAGAGGTGGTGTGGGATCAAATTCTCCCGATTTTAGAACTGGTACAGCCGGTGCTTCTGGTGGTGGTGGAGGTAATTATGCAGGATCGGCTCCAGGTGGAGCAGGAAATACTCCTCCAGTAGCTCCTCCTCAAGGAAATGCGGGTGGATTAGGTTTTGAAGGAGCTCCCGTTTATGGAGGTGGTGGTGGAGGTGGTGCTACTGCTGTCGGAGTTGATGGAACCTCTTCTAAAGGTGGAGATGGTGGGACTGGTGGAACAAGTTCAATAGATGGAACTCCAACTGAAAGAGCAGGTGGCGGTGGTGGAGCAACTTTAGATACGGCACCAAGTAGAGGTCTTGGAGTAGGTGGTGGCGGTGATGGTGCTGCTAAGGGCTGTGCTCCAAGCACAGGAGGAAGTGGAACAGCAAATACTGGCGGTGGTGGAGGTGGAGCTGGTGGTCCACAATTTGGGGGAACTGGTGGAGCTGGAGGTTCAGGAGTAGTATATATAAGGTATAAATTTCAATAATTATGACAAGTAAAATTAAAGTAGATAATATAAATAAAGTTTCAGATGATTCAAACATCATCAATAAATGTGGCACGACAATTACACTGGGTGCGAGTGGCGATAGTATTAACTTAGCTGCTGGTGCATCACAATCAGGATTTGGTCGAACAGGAACAGTAGATTGGCAAACAACTCCTAAAACAGGAGATTTTACAGGGGCAAACGGTGAAGGTTATTTTATAAATACTACAGCAGCTAAAATAACAATGACTTTACCAACTGCTAGTGCAGGAGATATTATTTCAATTCAAGATTATAATAATACTTTTGATGATTATTCATTTGTAATTCAAGCACCCTCAGGTGTTAAAATTAATGGTGGAACTGCTGCAGGTAATTTAGAATTAAGTACAGAGGGTCAAGGTTTAACTTTAGTTTATGTAGATTCTACAGTTGGTTGGAGATCAATAGAATCTACAACATTTAGTTCTTCATCAGCAATAGGTACATACATAACAGCGACAGGTGGTAATACTACACTTACTGTTGGTGATTATAAAACACACATTTTTACAGGACCAGGAACTTTTACAGTTTGTTCTGTAGGTAATTGCGCAGGTTCAAATACTATAGAATACGCGGTTGTTGCTGGTGGTGGAGGAGGAAGTTTTGGAGGCGGAGGTGCTGGTGGTTTTAGACAAAATTATCCAAGCCCAGGTTCTGGAGGTTTACCAGTTACAGCAACAGGTTATCCAGTTACAGTAGGAGGAGCAGGAACTGGAATACCTTGTGCTACTTCTGGAGATGTTTCAGTTTTTGCAGGTTCAACAACAATTACATCAGCTGGTGGTGGAAGAGGTGGTGGAGCTAATAGTAACATAGGAACTGGCGCTGATGGTGGATCTGGAGGTGGTGGAGGCCACGGACCAGATGTAGGTGGATCAGGTAATACACCGGCTACTCCCGTTTCTCAAGGTGAAGATGGTGGAACAGGAAATGCTGCACCTTTTTATGGTGGAGGTGGTGGAGGTGGTGCAACTACTGCAGGAACAAATGGTACTCCTGGTAGTCCACCCGTAAATACTGGTGGGAATGGTGGTACAGGAAATTACTGGCCAGATGCTGTATTAGGTCCAACAGCTCCAAGTTATGGAACTCCAGGACCAGTCAGTTCAACAAGATATTTTGCTGGTGGTGGAGGTGGTTCTTATAAATATAGCACTTCTAAAGGACAACCAGGTGCAGGAGGAGGCGGTGCTGCTGAACAACCATCACCTGCGGTTGCTGCTACTACAGGAACAACAAATACTGGTGGTGGTGGAGGAGGTGGTAATGGTACTGGTAAAGCTGGTGGTTCAGGAATAGTAATGATAAGGTACAAATTTCAATAGGAAAAAATTATGAGTGAAGTTAAAGTAAATAAAATTAGTCCAAGAACAGCGTGTGGTACAACCACATTAGGAGATAGTGGAGATACATTTACACTACCTTCTGGTGCAACAATGACAATTGCTTCTGGTGCAACAATTTCTAATGCAGGAACTGCGGCAGGATTTGGTGGAACAGGAGAAATTTCGTGGGACACAACAGTTAAAACAACAGGAACCTTCACGGCAACAGCTGGTGTAGGTTATTTTTTAAATACAACAAGTGGAACTATAACAGTTAATTTACCAGCAGGTGCTGCTGGAAGTTCAGTAGCTTTTGCAGACTATGCAGGAACTTGGAATGATAATAAAGTAACGGTTTCGCCTAACGGTACTGAAACAATTGGTGGAGTTAATGCTGATGTAGACTTAACTACACAAGGTCAGTCTGTTACTTTTGTTTATATAGATGGAACTCAAGGTTGGGTGAATGTTTTAGATTCAACTTCAAATGTTAGAGGAAGTAATTTTATAGTTGCTACAGGTGGATGTATTACAACTTGTGGAGATTACAAAATTCATACATTTTTAGCTCCTGGAACGTTTTGTGTTTCAGCAGGAGCAGGTCCATTCGCAGCAGTAGATTATTTCGTTGTTGCTGGTGGCGGTGGTGGAGGTGGAACTAATAGTGGAAATGATTCTGGAGGCGGCGGAGGAGCTGGTGGATTTAGATTGTCTAATTCTACTTGTATGTCTGCGCCTCAAACTTCACCTTTAGCGGCACCTAATTCACCGTCTCCAGGGGCGGCACCTGTTTCAATTCAAGGATATTCAATAGTGGTTGGTGGTGGTGGAGCTGGAGGACCGTCTTCACCTACTGTAGGAACGCAAGGCGACACTTCAACTTTTTCAACTATATCTTCAGCCGGTGGTGCTGGAGGAGGAGGACTATCACCTCGAGCAGGTGGTTCTGGAGGTTCTGGAGGTGGTTCTGGAGGTTCTGCTGCTGTAGAACCTGGTGGAACAGGAAATACTCCCGTAACAAGTCCACCCCAAGGTAACGATGGTGGTCCAGGAGGTGGAACTCCTTTAAATTATTATGGTGGTGGCGGAGGAGGCGCAGGATGCGCTGGATCAAAAGGAGAATCTCCTAATAATGGTGGACCCGGTGGAGCTGGATCTTTTGTGGTTGGTGGAACTGCATTTGCTGGATGTCACGGAGAACCAGGACCTGTACCAGGAGCAAGATATTTTGCTGGTGGTGGAGCTGGTGGTGGAACACCTACAAGACCAATTACTGGTGGTGGAACTGGTGGAGTTGGCGGTGGTGGAGATGGAAGATCATCCGATCCTGCAGGTTCCACTAATATGGGTGGTGGTGGAGGTGGTGGAGACAATAGTGCAGGTAGAAACGGTGGATCAGGAATTGTAATAATAAGATATAAATATCAATAATATTGATGTATTTACACAAATTTAAAATTAATATATAAGGAGAAACATATGGCACACTTTGCAAAAATAGGAATGAATGGAAAAGTTATCGGAGTATTAACTTGTGGTAACAATGATATGAAAAATGCTAATGGCGTTGAAGATGAATCAGTAGGACAACAATATTTAGAGAGACATAATAATTGGCCTGGTCCTATGTGGATTCAAACATCTTACAATACATCAGGTAACACACATTCATCTGGTGATAACTCAAAAGCTTTAAGAGGAAATTATGCAGGTATAGGTTATGAATGGGATGAAGATAATCAAATTTTTTGGCCTAAAAAACCTTTTGCATCTTGGGTAAAAGATACTACAAGTGCAACTTGGAAATCACCAATCGGTGATGCTCCAGCATTGACAGCAGAACAACAATCTCAAAACGAAGCAGGAACTAATTTGTGGAGTTATAATTGGAATGAATCAGGCCAATCTTGGGACTTGACAGATCATAAAGCATAAATTAAAAAGGTATGTGGTATGCACAAGAAAGTATTATCTGAAATAGATTTACATTATGGCAGTATAGATATGCCTAAAGGTTTTGAAATAGACCGCAACAAACTTCAATCAGATATTTTATCATCACAAATTAAAAATTCTAAATTTCCATTTTCAAAAGAATGGGATAAATTAAATACATATATGCGAGAGCATATAAAGGTAGAGCATGATTTTACTTTAATAAATAAAGAAACGTGGGGAAATGCTTATAAACCAAAAGAACTTTCTATTCCTTTATTAAACATTGATCCCGTAGATTTAAGAAATTCTCCTGATTATACATTTCTTTATGGAGTAAATGTTAAAGATTGTAGTGTTCGAATACACTATGATCAAAACAGAAGAGCGGGAAGAAGTTGGGACATACCTTTAGCAAATAATGATTTTATTATGTTTCCTTCTACTCAAATGTATTACATAACTAACAATCAGGAAAATTGTTTAAACTTTATTTTAACTACAACTTATGATTATGTTTAATTTATGTTTATAATAGAAAATATTTTTTCACCTAAAGTAAGAAAAAAAATAATAAAAGATTCTAAAAAAATAATAAAATTAAGAGAAAATAAATGGTTTTGTCCAGACATTAGTAAACATAAAAATTTTAAAAAATATATTAATATATTAGCTTTAGAAACAGCAAAAATAATTAAGTCTAATTTAGAAATAAAAAATTCTTGGTTTAGTTTTAGTATGGGGGATAAAGATATTGAGTTTCATAATCACGATTCAGATTATTCTTTAGTTTATTATTTACAAACTCAACTTAATAATAGTGGAACTGAATTTAAAAACGGTTTAATAAAAGTAAAACAAAACAATGCTTTAGTTTTTGATTCTATTTTATACCACAAAGTTCCTAAATATTTTCCTTTAAAAGAAAGAAGAACCTTAGTCTTGGAGTTAAATAAACTATGAATTTGTCTAATTACTTTTGGTATTTTAGTGGAGTTTTAACTCCTAAGTTTTGTGATGATGTTATTAAATATGCTTTGTCTAAAGAAGAAGTAATGGCCAGAACGGGTGGTTATGGTGATAGAAAATTAAAAAAAGAAGAAGTATTAAATTTAAAAAGAAAAAGAAATTCTGATTTGGTTTGGTTAAATGATACTTGGA